TCAGAGCGAACATTTTACGGCGAAACCGCCGCTGAAGAAATAGGTGTTCGTCCAATACCTGTTTGGTGGAGCTGTGCGCTCAATATCCGAACTCGAGATAGTGAGCGTATTGTTCCCCGAAATGTTGAAAGTCAGCACGAGCTTACGTCCTTTGTCCCCATCATCGTACACATAAACCGAGTTGACAAGCGTGTCGATGATGCGCCGCTGATACTCAACATCTTTTATATCACCCCTCTTGAACGATTCGAGCCAATACATGATTCGCTCCTTCGTCAAGAGGGGCTTTTTCATTTCCTCCCGGGCAATCTGCCCTTCGAGGTCTCTGCGTTCTTCTTCCAGCTCCTCAAGACGTTCCTTCGTTGTTGGTGTGATAATGCCTTGCTCTATTGCAGACATGAGGTTCTTGATTCTCTTATTGGTCTCCTTCAATCGTTCCTGTAAACCTATAAGAACGGAAGTGTCTTGAAGCTCCTTCTCAATCAGCTCCATAGCCCGGGTGGATATTTTCTCTATGTTTTCATCGGTGAGTACCTGTTGCACTGTGAACTCAACGACAGTCCGCTCGAGCCATTCTTTTTTCTCTACCTTCTTCTCGCAGTTGTGCTTCCTCTTACGATTCACGCACTTGTAATAATGGTGAACCTTCCCGGTCTTTGAAGTACCGCTCTCACCCACCATAGGCTCGCCACAGTGACCGCAGAAGACCTTCGTGGTGAGTAGGTAGTCTTCAATAGCTTTGGCTTTTGCTCGGGCTGTGTAGTTGTGCTGGAAGGTTGCCTGTACCTTATCGAATAAGGTCTTGTCGATGATAGGTGGTACTGCGTCCTCCAAGACTACATCATCGTATCGGTACACTCCGATGTATTTATCATTCCGCAGAATCCGGGACAGGCTGTTCTTATTAAAAGCGTTCCCCCGGGAGGTCTTAAACCCATGCTCATTCAACCAGTTCACAATCTGCGTTTTGGACTTGCCCTCTGCGTACATCGTGAAGATGGTTCTGACGGCTTTTGCACCTACTGGGTCAATCTCATACTGGCGGTCGTTTCCTATCTTATACCCAAGCACAGGACTTCCCATAGCGATACCGTGGAGAGCGTTTTCTTTCAAACCTCTCTTGATACTCCGGGCAAGGTTCTCGCTGTAATACTCTGCATAGCCCTCGAGGACGGATTCAAGAATGATTCCCTCCGGGGTGTCCGGCATTGGTTGTTTGGCGTAGAAAATCCTCACACCATTGCGTTTGAGTTTTGCTTTGTAGATGGCACTGTCGTACCTGTTCCGGGCGAAACGGTCAAGGGTGTACATAATCACAGCGTCAAAATGCCCCTTCTCGCTGTCCTTGATAAGCCGCTGGAAGCTCGGTCTGTTGTCTGTCTTGCCGGAGATAGCCCGGTCAATATATTCGTCTACGACAATGAAGTCGTTCTTGAGGGCAAATTCGTGACACTCACGAAGCTGTCCCTCGATTGATTCTTCTCGTTGGTTGTGGCTCGAGTAACGAGCATATATTACCGCTTTGATAGTCTCACCTCCAATATCTTCTTTCTATATATCAAAGCGAAGGGAATGACCTTATCACACTGCCGCAGTTGTTCCCTTATCCCCCTCAAGCTCCTCACGGTTCTCAAATTCATAAGCCATAGACATGAACTCATGCTTCGCTCGCCGGGACAGTCCCCGGTAGATACGAAGAATGTCTTCCTCGTCTTCGTTGGCTGGTTTGGTCTCGGGTAAGTCTTCCTCGTCTGCGAAGAAGTCCATGACGGAACACTCAAGCAATTTTGCCATTTCCAGCATTTCGGATTCCTTCGGTAATGACCCTTTAGTGTTGATGGCTGTTGCGAAAGAACTTGAACCCTTAACAGCTTTGACAATGGCGGTCAGATTCGTGCCTTTTTCAGCACAGATACGATTGATATTCTCTGCGAATGTCATAGTGATTCCTCCTCTGCAAAAAAAATAAATTCGCAAAAACCGAATTTTCCTATTGACAATTCGCATAATAAGAATTAGAATAAGAACATGAAGTTCGGAAAATGCGAATTGGCAATAAGAAAGCGACCTCTTGAAAATGGCAGTTTTCGGGAAGTTATAGTTATTGATGGTCTTATAAGAATAATAACAATAATTCGCCTATTTGTCAATGGCAATTCTGATTTCAAGAATTTATATCGTGAAGGAGGTAAGAGATTCGTGGACATTAAAGAGAGAATGGCAAATGTGGGAATGACACAGGTAGACATGATACTGGAATTGCAGAAGCGAGGTTATGCAGTTCAGCCGCCTATGATGTCAAGTATTCTCCGAGGGGTTTATACCTATCCCAAGGCAAAGCAGATTCTCGCTGTTTGCAAGGAAATTCTCAAGGAACGTGAGAATGAATATTCACTACAAGGAACGTGGACTTGCAATGAGCGGCAGTCTGAAATCGGTTGTCACCAAGTACGAGCGTGATAACGACCTCGTATTGCAGTTCCTCGAGAACCGCTGTGAGCGTGTCCCGGAGGAAAGCTCGCCAACCGTTATCAAGGCAAAAGACCTGTACAACGCTTTCAAGATTTGGGCGAAGTCCGAGGGTGCTTATATCCTGTCGGCTCGTAAGTTCAATTCTGAAATGGAGCGTCACCCGGAATGGTTTGACAGGAAATCGACCTCGAGCGGCTATGCAACCTATTGTGGTCTGAAATTGAAGGAGGTGCTGTAATGAGCAAATATCTCGAAACCCTTCCGCAGTATCATTTTGACAGAGACGATTTCTGTAAAGTGTTCGGAGAAGTTTTCACCGATGATGAAATCATTGACATTGATGTAATGTGTGGTTATCCACAGAACACCGAGAACTTCCTTCTCTATCGCTGGGAAGACGAGTTTTATATCATTCATCGTGACAGCGGCACGATTATCAACTGGTATAAGCATTTGGGACGAACCAACACCTGTAACAAGGAAGGATTCACCCTTGCTGATTTGAAGGAGCTTTTGCTTCTTCTCAAGGAAGACTTGAAGGAGGTCGAGGTATGAAACAATGGGAGTACGAAGCTCTCCAAGCCGCCCTCACTAAGAAATCCGAAAATAACCCCTATGGTCGTACTGGAAATTTCAAGCGTGAGGACGGTTATAAAGAAGGGATTCTTGCCGCAAAGAGTATTCTTCACAGTTTTTATCAGCGGCAGTCTCAAGGTAAGGAGGAATCATAATGCAATTAGCAGAAAAACAGGAGTTGGTACGGCTCTTGAACCTATACCAAGCTGACCTTCTCATGGACAACGATAACAATATCCGGGAAGCCGCAAAGCACCCGGAGAAGAAATGGGAAGGTACTTATAAAACTGGTGTGAAAGCCCAGTACGAACACGCTCGTGTCATTGCCGCAAAGCTGTCGGTAGAAATCGGCAAGTCGGTAAAATCTTACTACGAGCTGTAAAGGAGGGCACTGTTATGAATATGGTTTGCAAATGTGGTGGCAAGGAGTTCTTCACCGAGGAACACGGCAATCAGACCGGGCTTTACTGCTCCGCTTGCGGTAAGTGGCAGAAATGGCTCAAGAAGGACGAGATACGACTTTTCAATCACGGTGTCAAGGTAGAGAACGCTTCTCTGTTGGAACGTCTCAAGGCTCGTATCGAGGAGAGTGCAATCAAGGTATCTACCGTCAAAGCTCCGCACACCTACATGAAAGCTGTCGGCACGAGGGAGCTTGAGAAGATTCTCGAGGAGGAGTTGGGAAATGAAGACACGAAATGACATACTTGCTGAATATGTCCGCAGTCGTTACCCCGAGATTGAGAAGACCTTCGACTTTGCCGCCTACTCTGCTGGTGTGGCTCTCAAAGAGTTCGGCAGATGTATCAAAGAAGCGTTCGGAGGTACTGATAAGGAGGTAGACGATGTTTGCGATTCAGAACATTAAGACCGGGAAGTTTTTGTATGGCACAGACTACCGATACCGTCCTCCTCACCAGCGTACCAGCAACACGAAAATGCTCACTTACAGCTCTATCGCAGAAGCCGCACACGACTTTTGGGTTAAGAGGAAGTGCGGCAAAGATTACAGAATCGTTGTGCTGAAATCGGTGGAGGTTAAGCGAGTGATTGACTACTACGAGAGCAAAAACTTCATTTAACACAAAGCGGATAAGTATTTATCAAAAATGACATTTACCAAACTATCTGAAAAGGATTGAAAAACAATCTTTTCATAAGAACAAGTTATTCTTATTATTACAGTAGTTAAAGTAGCTGTTCTCAAGGTATTGCGTGTAACTTCCTCTATATAGAAAAATCCCTATATATAGAAGTTATACGCAAAAACCGATTTTCAACTACTTCTACTACTGCAATAAGAATAAGAAGAAAGGAGACTGAAATGGATATAGATAAGCTGTTAGCAGACAGTTCCGAGGAGACTGTTGCGACTAAGGAGACTGTTTCCAGCGAGGAGAATGTCGGAACGAAAGCCGTTGCGACTACTGGAAAGAAAGAGACAAAGCCTAAGAAGAAAGGTAAGCCCCGAGGAGGTAATAACTGGTTGAAGCCGGAAAACATCGCTCCGGGGCTTGAAGCTGGTGATAACACGAAGTTCCTCTCCGTCAATATGGCGTTGATGAATATGCCGGACATTGACATGGAAAATCCGTTGGAGGTGCAACAGCGACTTTCCGACTATTTCGCTCTGTATGCACAGTATGACATGAAACCTACGGTTGTTGGTATGGCTATTGCATTGAACGGACACAACAGACAGTGGCTTTATGCTGTTACACATGACATTCCGGGAGGTGGTTCGGGATATAAGATTGCGTTGCCGCCGGAGGTAGCCGACGTAATAAAAAAGGCGTACTTTTTGCTCGAAAATTTGTGGGAAAACTATATGCAAAGTGGCAAGGTCAACCCTGTTGCTGGTATCTTCCTCGGCAAGAACAACTATGGCTATCAAGACAAGACCGAGTACGTCCTCACACCGAACCAGCAGAACGACAACGACTATTCCGCTGATGAAATCAGAGAACGCTACATTGCAAGCGACCAGCAGAAGCGACTTTCAGCAAGCAACTCTGACGAGGACACGAGCGACTAAGCGACTTTCGCCCACGCTCCGACTTTCCGACTATCAGCCGAGCGACTATCGACTATCGACTATCGACTTTCGACTATGAAACTGCTCCGGGATTTCCCGGGGCTTTTTCTATGCAAAAATTCATGGAAATTTTCAGAAAATCAGCCGGACACGGCACTCACATCTTTACCTCTTTACCTATTTAGTGTATTGAAGCAAAATGCACCCCGGGCGGCGTGGGTGAACGTGTCCGGCGGCGTTCCTTCTATATAATGCGAATTTTGCGCCCGATGCAATTCGTAAAATTAGAATTTATGTGTTGACAATTCGTGTAATAAGAATTAGAATAACAATAACAACACAAACAAGATAAACCGACAACACGAAAAAGATAAATTTTTATCTGAAAAGTATTGACAAACAATCTTGAAAGTGTTATTATATAGTCAAGGTAAGACAAGAAACAACACAAATAAGATTATATGGAGGTATTCAAAATGAAAATGACCGTTGACGCTGGAATGATGAAAGAAATGTTTGCGAATTATGACCGTGATTATTATAGCTTTTCCGGGCTGGAAACATTACTTGATTATTATGATGAAATTGACCCGGAAATGGAATTTGACCCTATTGCAATTTGTTGTGATTGCACGGAATACGGTGAAAATGCCGCTTGTTCGTTTGATTGTTTAATTAGTGATTATGGGTATAAATACCCGGTTGAAGAATACAAGGAAGATAATGACATTGAAGAAAATGAATTTGATGAAACGGAATATATAACGGCGTTGGTTGAACGCCTTGAAGATGAAACAACGGTTTTACACGTTCCGAACGGAAATTATATTGTATTCGCTTTTTAATGGAGGGTGAACGCTATGAAAAGAGTACATGAAAACATTAAAGAATTCCAAAATGGTAACTTGTCAATTCGTTTCCCGGTTGAATACTGGGAAAAGCTGAAAAGCGGCATTGTGTCCGCTATAGAGGTTTTAAGCTGGACACTTGACGAATTAGATTGTTATTTTGTCGGTGATGAATTTTGTATAGGCAATTATGCAATGGGTGCAATGATTTATAATTGCTATTCCGATTTAGTGTATATTATCAATTTTAATGATATTGAAGAAACGTTAGCCGCCGGGCGTTGGTTGCGCTTATATGCAAGAATCCCGGATACAACCGATAGAGAAATTATAAACGAATGGAGGGCGTAAAAATGAAAAGATTTGAAAGTTTATGCAATGAGTACCGGGAAAACAAACGTTTAATTGAAGAATTGCAAGCTATGAACGATTCTATAAAATCGGATATTCTTACAATCATGGGAAACGATGAAATGCACGTTGAAGGGGCGGCAAAAGCCACTAATAAAACGGTTGTTTCAAGTCGTTTTGATTCAAGCGGATTTAAGAAAGAATACCCGGATTTGTTCACCGAATACAGCCGGGAAACAAGTTACAAGCGTTTTTGTGTACTGTAAAGGGGGTTATATTATGCGTAAAGTGTCCGCAACGGTTATTTATAAAGATAATACGCTTTATAATTTAACGGTCAATCATAAAGGGGTTTTAATTCCGTTGGTTGCATACGATGAAATAAGCGTAAAACACCCATACGAAAAACGCACGTTTCAAACAATGTATAAATCAGTATTAAACATACTGAAAAATAATAATTTTTATTGCGGTTATTATGAGCAATTCGGGCGGCGTTGGTATGATATTCAATTTATCAATTTAGAAAACCCGGTAAATATTGAAAAATTCGGAATGGAGGTGTAAAGGATTGATATTATTATGTATTTTGATTTTTCCGTTCGTTGTGTTAGCTGATTTACTGAAAATGAATAAATAATTTTACAGTCCCGGTTATATGCCGGGGCTTTTTCGTGCGTGTACCGCCGCCCGGTAAACGTAAAACATAATCAAGAATAGCCGCCCGGGGTGTACGTGGCAAGCCTTGAACGCTTGTGAACGTGTCCCGGGCTTGTGTCGTTCGTGGGCGTGGGTGCATTGTGTCCGGCGTTCATCGTGTCCGGCGGCGTGTGTTGTTCGGTTGTTCGTGTCGTTGTATCCGGCTTGCGTTGTGGGGGCGTTGTGGGGCGTTTCCCGGGGCTTTTGTTCGTGGGTGTATGTTTATATGGGTTTACCGTTTCCGGGGCTTGTGGCGGCGTTTTCGGGGCTTGTGGGTACACCCCCCCCGGGGGGATTGACAAGGGGCGAAACCGGGCGAGGGAGTACGCTGAATATTCTCAAAAAATAAAAAGACCCTATAAAAGATAATTTCTTATCCTATCAGTGTTGACAATCCCACTCTATCGTGCTATACTCGTATCACAAACAACATATAGGAGGTCAAAACATGGTTAAGAATAACATTGAAGTTGATGTAAAGGTGAAGCTCCTCGAAGCTGGGAAGACACAACAGCAGTTGGGTGAAGAAATCGGCACTACTGGACAGTACATCAACCGAGTTCTCAAGAAGAATGGTGGAATCGTGAACGATACCTTCGTGAAAATGATGGACGCTCTCGGTTATAACATCGTTCTCACCTACGAAAAGAAGGATTGAAGTAGTTAAAGTAGTTGAAAACAGCATTTTGCGTGTAACTTCCTCTATATACACGCATATATAGCAAAAGTTACCGCAATTTTTGATTTTCTACTACTTTTACTACTTGAGGAGGTGAATATCTCGTGAAAGCGATTGGTTATATCCGTGTATCTACGGAGGAACAGTCTGCGGACGATAAATACGGTATCGAGGTACAGAAACAGGCGATTTCAGATTATGCCAACAGAAATGATTTTGAAATCGTGTGCTGGCTGACAGACACAATCAGCGGTGCGAAGGATAACCGCCCGGAACTGGACAAGATTCTCTATAATGCAGACCAGCTCCCGGCACATGAAGCCGTGATTGTGTTCAAGAACGACCGTGTTGCTCGTGACACAAAATTGTATTTCTATTACTTCTACACGCTCGAGAAGCGAAACGTGAAGCTGTTGTCCACCGAGGAGCATTTTTCGGAGGGTGACGATTTCGCCAACATCTACCGCTCTCTGCTGATGTTCGTTGCGGAACAGGAGCGAAAGAACATCGCTCTGCGTACCGGGCGTGGGCGTTCTCTCAAGGCACAATGCGGTGGGTACTCCGGCGGCAATAAACCGTATGGTTATTACTGCGTAGACGGTATGCTCATGCAGAACCCGGAAGAACGCCCTATCGTGGAGACGGTATTCCGAGAGCATGACGAGAACCACACCTCTTTGCTTGACATTTGCGAGATTCTGTACGATGGTGGGTATCGAACCCGAAAAGGCAAGAGATTTCAGCCGTCCACCATTCGAGGAATCCTGTCTAACCGCCCCTTCTATGAGGGTAAGTACAAATATGGAGACATGGGCTGGGTACAGGGCGTACACTCCCCGATTCTCCCATTGGAGGTGTAGAAATGAAGAAAATGCTATCTATTATGCTTGCCGGAGTTCTTATGTTGGCGGTCTCCGGGTGTGGAGCTGAACCACAACACAAGGTCTCGTATGTCAGCGGAGAAAAGCTCACTGTTCTCGAGCAGTACGATTGTGTGGCTGTCTATACGCAGTACACCAACGACAGCTCCGAAACTGCTGTCCCGGCTGATGAAGTGTCGGTCAAAGCATTTCAAAACGGTGTCGAATTGTCACCGCTTGTTCCGACAGGTGACAGAACCACCGGCTATGTGCAGTGTGATTCCAATGTGCAGAGCGGCACGACCGCTAATGTGGTGTGGCTGTTCGAGCTTGACGATGATTCTACCGTATCGGTGGAGCTGTCCGGCGGCGAGAAGGTCGAAATACCATTGACAGAGGAATGAGCCTATGTGGGTGCTGGCAATATTGATATTTCCCTTTGCGGTACTTTATGAGATTGTGAAAATGAATGAGCAGTCTCACCACCGAGGGAAACGAAAACGAAGAAAAAGATTTTAATGACGAGGGTGCGTTATCGCACAGAGATTTAATTCTCTGAACGGTGACGCACTCTCTTTTTGTTTGGAGGTATTTATGAAAGAGTTACTTGAAAAAATTCTCGGGCAAATCAAAAAGACACCCTCCGGGGTCAGAGCCTATGAGGATTTATACCATATCTGTCTCGAGACACAGAAGACAGACATTCCCCTGTCCGTGGAGTATCTGAAAAAGCTGTCGGACATTATCGAGAATCGGATTCCGCAGTCTGAAACCGACAAGGAGCTTCGCTCCCTGTTCATGCTTCACAAAAAGGTTCTGCTTGCCGCCGCCCCATTCGATTTTGAAAGCTATCTACTCTATGTCGAATGGGAACGTGAGCCGGACAAGAAATTCTATGTCCCTCGCCGTGAGGTCATGCACCCTGTCGTACAGGCAATGCAAGATTTGATTGACGATAGACTGGACTTGCTGACGATTTCCATGCCGCCCGGTACTGGTAAGTCCACTCTCGGTATCTTCTTTCTGTCGTGGGTCATGGGACGATTCCCGGATTCACAGTCCCTTGCGTCCGCTCACTCGGGTATGCTGACACGCTCCTTCTATGACGGTGTGTATCAGATTATCACTGACAGCGAGTACCTGTGGGCTGATGTGTTCCCGGGAGTAAAGCTGGCGGCAACGAACTCCAAGGAAGAAACCATCGACCTTCACAAGAAGCACCGATTCTCTACTCTGACCTGTCGAGCAATCAACGCTTCACTGACAGGTGCTACCCGATGTGACAAAATCCTCTACGCCGATGACTTGTGTTCCGGCATTGAGGAAGCTATGAGCAAGGAGCGATTGGATAAGCTGTGGAGTGCCTACACCAACGACCTTAAATCCCGAAAAAAGGAAGGTGCGAAGGAAATCCATATCGCTACCCGATGGTCTGTCCATGATGTTATCGGTCGATTGGAGAATCAGTACGGCGGCGATTCCCGAGCAAAGTTCATTGTCCTTCCGGCACTGGACGCAGACGGTGAAAGTAATTTCAATTACACTTACGGTGTCGGATTCAGTCGTAATTATTTCGAGGATATGAGGAACAACCTTGATGAAGCGTCTTTCAAGGCTCTGTTTATGAATCAGCCTATCGAGCGTGAAGGTCTGCTCTACGATGTGGACGAACTGCGCCGCTACTTCGAGCTTCCGGCAGAAGACCCGGACGCTATTATCGGTATTTGTGACACCAAGGACAAGGGTTCTGACTACGCTTTCCTTCCGGCGGCGTATGTGTACGGTAATGATTACTACATAGACGATTGTGTCTGTGATAATAGCTTGCCGAACATAGTTGACGCTCGATTGGTGGATATACTGCTCCGCTGTAAGGTTAAAATGTGTCGTTTTGAGAGCAATTCCGCTGGTGGTCGTGTTGCCGAAAAGGTGCAGAATGAGGTCAAGAAGCGTGGGGGTATCACTCGCATTACGACCAAGTTCACTACTGCCAATAAGGAGACAAAAATCATCGTCAACAGCGCATGGGTCAAGGAACACTGCCTGTTCAAAGACGATAGCCTGTATAAGCGTCAGAGCGATTACGGTCGCATGATGGATATGCTCGGTTCTTACACTGTGGCTGGTAAAAATAAGCACGATGATGTTCCCGATGGTATGGCTATGCTGGCAGAGTTCGCACAAAGTCTGTCCGGCGCAAGAGTTGAGGTATTTCAGAGACCGTGGTAACACAGGTCGTATGAGTTATCCACACTTTCCACATAATTATCAACATATAGTGTGTTAGCGTATTGACTTCTACTATATCTTGTGGTATTATGATATGGTAAAAAGAACGAGTTTGAATGGGTGCATGATTGCACGAGGTATTTAGACCTCAAGCAGTCATGCACCCATTTTTTGTATGCAGAAAGGAGGAAGGAACGTGGCACATCAAATTGACGAGAGCAAGCCGAAGTATCTAAGTCAGACAAGATTTATGAGCGGTCGGCGCATTATCAAGACCAGCGTAACAGAAATCACGGACGAAAACGTGGTCGATGTTCTCCGCAAGGCTCTCGCTACTCACGAGTTGAACCGCAGTGAGATTGACTACCTGTGGAAGTATAAAAATGAGTGCAATCAGTATTGAAACCAAGAAAGTGACGGAACTCACGGCGTTCACCACACCGACCGATTCGTGTCTGATTCCGATTCACGATGGCACAGGCTTGAAGAAAATCACCTTTGCCAATTTCAGAGCCAAGGCGGTTGAGGGTACGGAAGCGAAAATCGCTCCTCTGCTCTTTAACAACGCCGGGGCGCACAATGCAATTTACCGTGGCAAGTCGCTGGGTAGCACCGTGACTACCGCACAGTATGCTTCAATCAAGGCAGGCACATTCGATGATTTATACATCGGTGATTACTGGACTATCGGCGGTGTCAACTACCGTATTGCGGCGTTCGATTACTACCTCAACAGTGGCGATACGAGCTGTACCACCCACCATGTAGTTATCGTGCCGGACACTTGCCTGTACAACGCACAAATGCACAACACCAGCTCCGGCGGTTGGGAAAGCGGTGCGGCAAATACTACGGCTGGCGGCTATGTCGGCTCGGATATGTACAAGAGCAATCTCGAACAGGCTAAGACCACTATCAAGAGTGCGTTCAGCGGTCATGTTCTGAAACACAGAATCTATCTGACGAACGCTGTTGCGAATGGTCGTGCTTCCGGCGGCGCATGGTGCGATTCCGAAGTTGACCTTATGTGCGAGCAGATGGTCTACGGCAGTGGTATTTTCTCCCCTGTTTCTGACGGTAGCAATGTCCCGGCTAACTACCGTGTCGAGAAATCCCAGTTGCCGCTGTTCCAGCACGAGCCGAGCCGTATTTGCAATAGAAATAACTGGTGGTTGAGGGACGTTATTACCGCTTCCAATTTCGCCAATGTCGGCGGCAGCGGTGGTGCGAACTCCGACAACGCTTCCGATTCTCGTGGCGTTCGCCCGGCTTTCTGTATATCTTAAATCTGCGCCCCCTTGTGGGGCGCACAAGGAGGTTTATTAACAAGTGTCTGTATTGAAATCGAAACGAAAACCGTCACAGTTTGAGGTATTTCACCACCTCAACAAAATGCGTAAGGAGGTCACGGATTTACTGCTCCGTGATTTCGGGTACGACCTCGACAAAGCCGTGAAGAAAGTCGAAACGACCTTCGGCGGCAGACCGTATGAGGAGTTATCACCCGATGAAAAAGTCCGATACGAAAAGCTCATGGAAAAGAACACTGCGTTTGCAGAATGGTTCATTGCAGACGAGCGAAAAGTGATTGTTGATTGTCTGCGTAGTATCACCGAGGAGGTATATGTTGCAAACAGCATTTACCCGACCTACCGGGAAGAACTGATTGAGCGTAGAGTTCACCAAGACCGAGCAGTCGGGCAGTGTTATAGGCTCACACAGGAATTGCAGTATGCTATCGAGACCCTTCCTGTCGATGTGAACAAGTACCTTCGTTTCGCTGAAATGATACAGACAGAAATAAACCTTCTCAAAGGTTGGAGAAAGTCCGACAACAAGTTCAAGTCGGCTCTCCAAGAGGGTAATCTCTGATTCCGCTTCCAATTTCGCCAATGTCAACAACAACGGTAATGCGAACTACAACAACGCTTCCAATTCTAATGGCGTTCGCCCGGATTTCGATTCTGTGATTGAGTAGCCTATCGAGCGTTTCACAGACAGAGAAAGGAGAGATTATCCTTCCGTATGGTAAATACTAAATGCGACACCTCCTATTACGATAGCCGAGGTTATCAGCGCAAGATATTTGATGGAAATGTTCTTTACGAAAGTAAAGCTAAAGCAATGAAAGGTAGTGATTGGAAACCACAGGTACAGAGGTTTAACATGACCTATCTGTTGGAGTTATCGAAAATGCAACGAGACCTTGAGAACATGGAGTATGAGTTCTTACCAACTACAAACTTCACCTTGCATGAACGAGGAAAGCTCCGGCGTATTACAGGCGAACAGGTTCAAGACAGAATCGTGAAACACGCTCTCTGTGACGAGGTTTTGAATCCTCTGATTGAACCACACCTCATTTATGACAATGGAGCAAGCGTTGTCGGAAAAGGTATCGCTTTCACTCGTAAGAGGTTGCTCACCCACCTTCGGAAATATTATGCACAGCATGGTAGCAACGAAGGGTACATTCTTCTGATAGACTTCTCGAAATACTACGACAATATCAGACATGATGTGTTGTTGAAGTTGTTTGAGCAGTATGTCGATGATGAACACGCCCTATGGCTTCTGCGAAAGACCGTAGAACGCTCAAGGATTGATGTATCGTACATGAACGATGAAGAATACGAACACTGTCTCGACAAGTTGTTTGATTCTCTCCTCTATCAGTATATGAACCCGAAGCTGTTCACAGGCGAAAAGTTCATGGGAAAGCACCTCAATATCGGAGACCAAGTGGCACAGACCGCCGGAATCTCTTACCGAATACGAATTGATAACTATGTCAAAATCGTTCGAGGTGTGAAATTCTACGCTGGCTATATGGACGATAGTTATGCTATCCACGAGAGCAAAGAGTTCTTACAGGAGCTTCTTGAGGACATTATCGAGATAGCGAACGAACTCGGAATCACGGTCAATACCCGGAAGACGAGAATCTGTAAGCTCTCCGAGCATTGGCGATTTCTTCAAGTTCAATACTCTCTAACGGACACCGGGAGGGTGATTCAGAAAATCAATCCCAAACGGCTTACCGCAATGAGACGGAAAATGAAGAAACTCGCTCCGAAGCTAACAGAAAAGGAGTTTACGGACTTCTATAAGAGTTGGTTTAAGAATCATTACAAAATAATGAGTAAGAAACAACGAAGTAACATGGACACCCTATTCAATCAATTAAAGGAGGTAACGAAATGTACACTATCACCCTTGCCAATGGCAAAAAGCTGACCGGGCTGGATATGAACGGCACGAACTATGTCAGCAAAGAAAAGGTGGACGAGACTATTTTCAAGGATAATCTCTCTACCATGAAGGTCTCCGATGGAGAGACCGAGACTACCTACACTGATATGGTCTTTATTCAGCAGATGGAATGGGCTGACGGCACTTTCTATCTTGCGTTCCGTGAGAAGACCAAGGAGGAGAAGCTGGTAGCCGCTCTCAACGCAACCTCTAATAGTATCACCGATGTACAGGTGGCACTTGCGGAAGTATACGAAATGGTTTTAGGAGGTAACTAACTATGGCTAAGATTTACGTTGCACTGATTCGCAAAGGTCTAAAGACCATTAACGATGTACCCGAACAGCTCCGAGAGGAAGTCAAGAAGCTGTTGGAGGAATAATCATGCTGTGGCGCATTTTGCTATGGCTCAACAGGAAGGAGGTGAAAAACATGGCTGTTATTTATGTGGCACTCATTGTCAAGGGTAAGCGTACTTACGCAAGCGTTCCGGCTGTTCTCAAGGAACAGGTAAAGGAAATACTCATTGACCTTGAGCTGGAAGACCTTATCACGGAATAAGGCGGCATGAGGGAGGGTCGCTCCCGGCTCTCCCTCACATTCTAAAAGAGGAGGACAAGAAATGTGAGCATTGAGTTCAATCAGATTCTTACATTCGTCTCCGTTGTTGCCGCCGTGTACTTTGCTTTCAAAAGCAATAGTCGAGCCAATAATGACGAGGTGAGTAAGAAAGCACAGGTTGACGCTATTCTGTCTCAAAAGCTGGATTCTATCAATGATGATACGAAAGAAATCCGCAAAGAAATCACAGACGTTAAGGTTAAGGTCAACGACCTGTCCGAGCGTGTCGTGATGGTTGAGCAGTCTACGAAATCCGCACACCACCGACTTGACAGATACGAGGAAGAAGAAATCTACCACGGTAAGCCAAGAAAACGATGGTGGGTATGAAAGGGGTGATACCCGATGAACCATTCAGATTTTGTCAAAACCGTTGCGGCGTATATCAAGAAGTACGCCCCGGTGTACGGAATCGAGGTCGTGTCACCTATCATCGCTCAAGCGGTGTTGGAAAGTGGCTACGGCACTTCCGAGCTGGCTGTAAACGCTCATAACTACTTTGGTCTGAAATACCGTGAAGGTCGTTGCAAGACCTGTATCGGTATCTATCACATGGTAGGAAGCGAGCAGAACGCAGACGGCAGTTACACCAGTTCTGCTATGCAGTGGTGTAAGTTCAAGGATATGGAAAACGGAGTTATCGGCTACTTCGATTTCATCAACATTCCAAACTATAAAAATCTCAAAGGCGTTACCGACCCTCGGAAATACCTTGAGAATATCAAAGCCGATGGCTATGCCACTTCTCACAAGTATGTGGACAACCTCATGCGTGTTATTGAGACATGGCATTTAACCGATTATGACAAGAAGGAGGAAACAAAAATGAGCAACAGTCCTTTGGTGGTCTACACCAAGCTCTCCCCGAACCATTCCGGGCAGAGAACCCATTCCATTGACCGTATCACACCGCATTGTGTAGTAGGTCAGCTCTCCGCAGAGAGTATCTGTGGCTGTTTTATCAGCACCTCTCGACAGGCGAGTTGCAACTACGGTATCGGCACTGACGGTCGTATCTCCATGAGCGTTGAGGAGAAAAACCGTTCGTGGTGTTCTTCCAGTCGTGAGAACGACCAGCGAGCAGTTACTATCGAGTGTGCGTCTGACAAGACCGCTCCGTATGCGTTCAATGACGCTGTGTATGCGTCTCTCGTGAACCTGTGCGTTGATATTTGTCAGCGTAACGGCAAGAGCAAGCTCTTGTGGCTGGGCGATAAGAATAAGACCCTTGCCTATGCACCGAAGTCCGATGAAATGGTACTGACGGTACATAGATGGTTCGCCAACAAATCTTGCCCGGGAGACTGGCTGTACAACCGTCTCGGCAACCTTGCCGCAGAGGTCACTAAGCGTCTCACAGGCGGCTCTACCGACACTGGTAAGGCAGATGTACCCTCTGACGGTAAAACGCTGTACAGGGTGCAGACAGGGGCGTTCTCGAAGCGTTCCAACGCTGACGCATGGGCGGCAAAACTGAAAGCCGCTGGCTTCGATACCTACATCGTACAGATGGACAATCTGTACAAGGTACAGGTCGGTGCTTACAGTCAGAAGTCCAATGCCGAAAACATGATGGTGAAGCTGAAAGCCAACGGCTATGACGCTTTTATCACTACCAAGTCCGGCACTGCGGCTGGTACTGCGAAGAAATCTGCGGCTGAAATCGCCAAGGAAATCTACAACGGTACTTGTTCTGATTCTCGCTGGTCTTCGTGGGGCAACGGTGCAGACCGTGTAAATCGTCTGAAACAGGCTGGTTATGACCCGAGCGAAGTACAGTCCGAGGTCAATAAGCTGTTTTAACCCAAGTAGTAAAAGTAGTGGAAAATCGGTTTTTGCGTAAACTTTTTATAGATACGCGCGTATATAGAGGAAGTTATACGAAAAAAGCCAAGAACAACTACTTTGACTACTTCAACTATCAATTTTAAGGAGGAAATCAACATGATTAACTGGAAAGTGCGTATCAAAAACAAGAGCTTTTGGATTGCTCTGATTCCGGCGGTGCTTTTGCTGGTACAGGTGATTGCCGCTGTCTTCGGTTACACCCTCAATTTGGGTGAGCTGGG